GAATGTTATTTTTGCGTCACCGTCTAAAAGCAAGATTCGTAACTTACAATCTATTGGTCGTGGTCTACGATTAAAGAAAGGTAAGACGCATTGTAATTTGTATGATATAGCAGATGATTTGTCATGGAAATCGTGGAAGAACCACACCCTACATCACTTCGCTGAGCGTGTCAAGACTTACTCGGAAGAGAAGTTCACTTATAAAATTGTAGAGGTTAAGGTATGAACGAATACGGTTTAACATTAGAAGACGACTACGTTGTCTTAAAGATGATCACTGGCGAGCAGCTCATTGCCGTCAAACGTGCAGAGACAAAAGACTATCTTACTATTGAGTATCCAATGTTAATCAAAGGGTATGCATTCCAAAATGAAGATGGTATGGGTGAGCATGTAACTGCCTCACCTTACTGCAAATTCTCCGATGATAAAACATTCACTTTCGATAAACAGCACATCGTGTTTACGAAGAAGATGCACACCTACGCAGTTCCTTTTTATATTGGATTAGTAGAAGAGCATGAGGAGACCGTGGAAGTGACGGAGGATGAGCCTCCAAAGACGGTCGAAGAGTTGGGAGAGAGGGTAAACAAGCTAGCTGGGTTTTTAAGGAAAATGCAACAGCCAGAAGCAGAAGAACCGTTAAGTGAAACTTCGTTCATCGAAGGTAACGATACAAAACATTAACCATACTCTTCAAACCCTGCACTGACAATTATGCGCCTTGTCAAGTCGGAAAGCAAGTCTTCCAACGAAATAGTTTAAAAATAATTTGCTTTCTGTCGAAACTTAGTGTATACTTATACTAACTGATACCAAAGGAGTTATTTTTATGGCAGGAAACCACTATGTCAACAATGCTGATTTTCTAAAGGCATTGATAGATTGGCATACAAAAATTAAAGAAGCCGAAGACGCAGGGGAAGATATTCCAAGAGTCCCTAATTTTGTAGGAGAGTGCCTACTTAAGATTGCAACACACTTATCCTACAAAGCAAACTTCATCAATTATAGTTATCGTGAAGATATGATCTTAGACGGAGTAGAAAATTGCTTGCTGTATATACGCAATTTCGATCCTGCTAAATCTAGTAACCCCTTCTCATACTTTACCCAAATTATCTATTACGCATTTCTTCGTCGCATTGCCAAGGAGAAGAAACAATCGTATGTGAAACAAAAACTAATTCATCAGATGCCGTTCGAGTTATTTGAGCTGCAAGATCATGATGAGGATGGCGCTTACGCAAATGCTTACTTAGCCTTCATGCAAAATAACTCTGACTTTGACGATTTTATTGAACGCAAAAATGAAAAGAAGAAAGCAGCTAAAGCTGAAAAAGCTGCAAAAGAAAAGAATGCGCTCGAGAATTTGATTAGCGAGGAAGATGGTTCACAGGGAGTGGTATGAAAGTAGCTATTATTACAGATCAACACTTTGGCGCTAGGAATGATAGCATTGCATTCTTAGACTTCTATGAGAAATTCTATGAAAATACTTTCTTTCCTACTATTGATTCTGCTGGCATTACTACCGTACTTGTTCTTGGTGATACCTTTGATAGACGCAAGTACGTAAACTTCTATGCGCTCGACAGAGCCAAGAGAATGTTCTTTGATAAATTGGCTGAGCGTAACATCACCGTTCACATGCTCGCTGGTAATCATGACACTTATTATAAGAACACCAACGAAGTGAACTCGCCAGACCTGTTGCTTCGTGAATATGATAACATCAACGTCATTGACACACCACAAACAATCCACCTGAAATACGAAGACACTTCATATGATGTTTGTATGATGCCATGGATCTGCCCAGAGAACTATGCCAACTCGATGGCTGAAATTAAAAATACCTCTGCTGAAATCTGCATGGGTCACTTCGAGATCTCTGGTTTCGCAATGTATCGTGGTATGGAAAGTCATGAAGGTTTAGACCCTACGCTGTTTCAGAAATTTGATCTAGCATTCTCAGGGCACTATCATCACCGAAGCACTAAAGGTAACATCACTTATCTTGGTAATCCTTATGAGTTAACATGGCAAGATTACAACGACCCACGTGGTTTCCATATTTTTGATCTGAGTGATCGTTCACTGCAGTTCGTGGAAAATCCTTACACGATGTTTCATAGGTTTGAGTATGACGATACAGCGTTTGATCCAGACGGTATCGATACTTCGTTTGCCGAGAGTAAGTATGTGAAGATCGTTGTTGTAAACAAGACCGACCTTTACAAATTTGACAAATTCATGGCAAGGGTGTATAATAATAATCCGTATGAAGTAAAAATCATTGAGGACTTCTCCGAGTTCAGCGAAGGTGTTGTATCTTCAGAGATTGATCTTGAAGACACCATGGACGTTCTCAATAATTACATCGACTCAATTCAGACAGACTCGGACAAAGAGAAAATCAAGACTTACCTCAAGTCTCTCTATACCGAAGCAGTCAACATGGAGGTAGTATAATGGGTGGACTAGATAAAAGACCAGAGGCTGCGGCAGACATAATGCCGAAGTACGTTGGTGGGTATAAGATTGTAGAAGGATTCACAGTCAATACAATTAAGAAGCCAAGTTGGTTTCACCGCACAATGTGCAAACTGATTTTAGGATGGGAATGGCGTGATAGTATTTAAATCTATTGAGTGGCGCAACTTCCTATCTACAGGAAACAATCCTAACAAAGTTTTACTTGACAAGACAACTACCACTCTTATCGTTGGTAAGAATGGTGAAGGTAAGAGCACAATCCTCGATGCTCTCACCTTTGCTTTGTTCGGTAAACCTTTCCGTAACATCAACAAGAATCAACTAATCAACAGCATCAACCAGAAGGGTTGCCTTGTTGAACTTGAGTTTACTGTTGGCTCCAATAACTACAAAGTCATTCGTGCCATCAAGCCAAACAAATTTGAGATCTACCAAAACGATCAGCTGTTGAACCAAGACGCTGCCTCAAAGGATTATCAAAAGATTCTTGAGCAACAGATTCTGAAATTGAACTACAAGACATTTACGCAAGTAGTTATCTTGGGTTCTGCTTCTTTCGTTCCGTTCATGCAACTGTCTGGCTCGCAACGACGAGAAGTCATTGAGGACATTTTAGATATCCGCATCTTCTCGAACATGAATGCATTATTGAAAGACCGTGTTCAACAAGCAAAAGAGGAGTTGTTAAATGTCGAATCGAAGTTACTTGTTTCTAAAGCGTCAATTGAGTCATCGCAGAAGATCATTGCTAACATGGTCACATCTAAACAAGAGCAGATTACAGGAATCAGAAACCGCATCGCAGCAAATGATGCAGACATCGAATCAAACTCAACACGAATCGCAGAACTCAGTGGACGAGTTGCCGAACTCTCAGCAGCAATAGCTGACAAGAAGCAACTGCAGCACGATATCACTATTTGTGATTCTGCATACAAGAAGAGACTCAGCAAGGCACATGACCTTCATGACACCATTAAATTCTTCACAGAGAATGCACAGTGTCCTTCTTGCGAGCAAGGTATTCCTCATGAACATAAAGAGAGTATCGTAAGCAAATTAGATGCTGAGCGTACAACAGTTGATAGCGATCGCATGACTCTCGAGAATGCTTTGGTGAAGATGCATAACAGAATGGAAGAGATTGAAAATATCAACTCTGAGATTACTGAATTGAACACTGAGATCTCTGCTCTGAACACTAGCATCACAACTCTGAACAGTCAGAACAAGAAACTACAGGAAGACGTTGATAGCACCAAGTCTGACACCGCAAACATTCAAGAAGAAAAGGTTCGCTTGAAAGAGTTAGCCAAAGAAGGTATGGAGTTATACGATCGCAAGATTGAACTAACCGACTTACGTAACCTACAAGAAGTTTCTTCTACGTTGCTGAAAGACACTGGCATCAAGACAGCTATCATTCGTGAGTACCTACCAGCGATGAACAAGTTGATCAACATGTACTTACAAGCAATGGACTTCTACGTTCACTTCGAGCTAGATGAATCATTCAACGAAACAATCAAGTCTCGCCATCGTGATGAGTTTACTTACGCAAGTTTCTCTGAAGGTGAGAAGATGCGTATTGACTTGGCTATCCTGTTTACATGGCGTCAGATTGCAAAGATGAAGAACAGCGTTAACACCAACCTGTTGTTGCTTGATGAAATCTTTGATTCTTCTTTGGATAACACTGGTACTGATTACTTCTTGACGGTTATGAATCAGCTAGGAGAGAAAACGAACACCTTTGTCATCTCTCACAAAGGCGATCAGTTGTTCGATAAGTTTAGAAGCGTCATCAAATTTGAAAAGAGAAACGACTTCAGCGTTATTGCAACCCCTTGAAACCCTCTGAAATAGAGGGTTCATTTGCAAACTTTACTTTTATTCAGTTTTCAGGCATAATTCTATTATTGACTGGAGAAAATATATGATTACGAACAAAGACATTCTTGCAAAACTGCTGGCTTCTGAGAATCTTCATGTGGTACGTGCACCGTTACGTACTGCGTCTTTTGATATCGTTTCCCGCACACTTAACCTTCCGCAATGGAAGGACATGACCGAAAACATCGAAGACATGTTGGTTGGTCATGAAGTTGGTCATGCCCTGTTCACGGACATGACATACCTCCAAACACAAAATTACGGCACACTCCATGGTTACCTCAACATCATTGAGGACGTGCGTATTGAGAAGTTCATGAAGAACAAGTATCCTGGTCTGCGCAAGTCTTTCTTGCTCGGCTACAAGGAACTGAACGATCGTGACTTCTTTGAAATTAAAGACAAAGACCTCAGCAAGATGTTGCTGATTGACCGTATCAACATTTATTACAAGTGTGGTATCAATAGTGGTGTAAGGTTTACTCCAGAAGAAATGAACTTTGTTCGCAAGGTTGATCGCTGCGATACCATCACTGACGTACAAGCACTTGCTGAAGAAATTTACACTTACACCAAAAGTGAAGTTGAGAAAAGGAAAGCAGCTGCTACCGAGAAGGGCGAGCTAACTGTAGAAGACTTAGAAGATATTCTTGAAGAAAATCTTGATAGTATAGATTCAGAACTTGCTAACGAACTGGATATGGATTATGAATACGATCCGTATGCAGATGAGGACGAAGAGCCAGCAAAAGAATTGACTGAGGAAGAGAAAGAAGCAACTAAGAATTTCTCTGCTGGTACCAACAAATACACAGAGCCAGACTTAGAAGCAAAACCAGAAGAACTGGAAGCACAAACTGAACGTGCACTGAAGCGTCGCCTCGAAGAAGTTGCTGACGAGACTACACGTGTGCAAACATGGGAGCCTAAAATGGCTCTACCAACAAACGATGACGTTATCGTTTCTTATAAAGACTTGTTCAAGTTGATGGATTCTGTTTATATTACTGAGCGTAATGATGAATGGCGTGCAAATCATTCTAAGAAAGTTTTAGATTTTAAGACTGAAACTAGCCGTGTGGTTAACTACTTGGTCAAAGAATTTGAGATGCGTAAGTCTGCAGATTCATACAAGCGTAACACTGTGTCTAAGACAGGTAACTTGAACATCAACAAGTTGGCTATGTACCAGTTGACTGATGACCTGTTCAAAAGAATTACTGTTACCAAAGATTCTAAGAATCATGGTATGATGTTCTTGCTTGATTGGTCGGGTTCAATGATTGATAACATCAACGACACTCTTAAACAAATCATTACTCTTTGCATGTTCTGCCAGCGTACACAGATTCCATATCAAGTGTTTGCGTTCACTAACGGTATGTCTTTCCCTGATGGTACTGGTTATGATGACGTATATGATAAGATGCGTTCACAGGGTCTAAACGATTCTGCATTTAAAGGGTTTGCTTACAACAAGTTTAACTTGATGGAGTTCTTCTCTTCCAAGATGACTACCAGTGAATTCAATAAGATGTCAGAGTACCTGATGGGTGCGCCATGGTCGTGGTGTAAAGATATGAATTTGAACAGTACTCCGCTTAACGAAGCATTACTTTATATGGTCGATTACTTGGGTGAGTTCAAGCGTAACAACTCTGTCGAGAAACTTACCTTTATCACGCTGAGCGATGGCGAAGGTGGTGGCTTGAATGGTTGGGATCGTACTTTGTCTACACGTGGATCAGGTTATGACAGTCAGGGTAATTGGAGATCTCATACAGTAATTAACTATCTGCATGACCCAGTCACTAAGAAAGACTATAAGATTACTCAAGACTCTAGCGTTCAAACACGTGTCCTTATCAAACTTATCAAGGATCGTCATGATGCTAAGACTATTGGTTTCTATATTGGTCGCAACTCTCGTCGTGACTTGGCATGGTTCGTGCGTAACAATGCAATGACTGCCAATGCAATGGATGAGGTTAACCTTGTTTCAAGTTTGCAAACTGCTCTGCGTAAACAAGAGTTTGCATATCTTACAAACTGCGGTCGTGATGAGATGTATCTACTGCAGTCCAGTAAGATGGGCATAAAGGAAGTTGACTTAGATGTTGGAAACAATATGACTTCTCGAGAAATTGCAAAAGCATTCAACAAATTCTTGGATGTTAAGAAAACTAACCGTGTTCTTCTGAATAGGTTTGTCGCTCAGATTGCATAATTCTTGCAATCGCTTTACTTTTATACCAGATTCGGGTATAATAAAACTCTACTTGATTATGTTTCTTTGAAAGGTGTTTATGATGAGTAAAATTTCTGATAGCCAAAAGTCTGACTTCGAGGCTAAACTTTTTGAGATGTTCCCTGACGTTAAAGAGACGGGCACTGTGACTCGCAAACAATTATTGACCTGCCGTGAAGTTAACAAGATTGACTTCCATCCACTTTGGTTGATGACTCAACCAGCTGGTCGTGGTCTTTATGCAATCAATGGTACTGCACCACGTGCTTCAAATGCAGTTGCTAAACCTAAACCCGAATCTGTTATGGTTGACTTCACTAACACTTCTTCTCTTATTCCAACCGTAGACAAAAACTACGTGCCGTTTGGTAACTATCGTGACGTTGAGTCCATTATCAAATCTAGAATCTTTTACCCTGCATACATCAGTGGTCCAACTGGTAACGGTAAGTCTACCATGGTTGAACAGACTTGTGCAAAGCAGAAGCGTCCACTTATCCGTATCAACTTTAACAGCATGACTGATGAAGACCAACTGATCGGTACTAAAACCCTTATCGATGGCAACGTAGAGATCGTTGAAGGTCCAGTCGTTATCGCCATGCGTATGGGTATGCCTATCTTGTTTGACGAGATTGATGCTGGTAACTCTAACACGCTGATGTGTTTGCAGCCTATCCTTGAAGGTAAGCCATTCTACTTCAAGTTGAAGAACGAACTTATCTATCCAGCTGAAGGTTTCAACATCTTTGCTACTGCAAACACTAAAGGTAAAGGTTCAGACGATGGTCGTTACATCGGTACCAACGTATTGAACGAAGCGTTCCTCGAGCGTTTCGCTGTTACCTTTAACCAAGAATACCCAGCACCTTCTGTTGAGTTGAAGATTATCATTAATCTTATGAAACAGTATGAGTGTGTTGATGAGAAGTTCGCTGACACACTTATCAAGTGGGCTGACGCTATCCGTCGCACCTTTGATGCAGGTGGTGTTGACGAAACAATTACTACTCGCCGATTGACTCACATCATTCGTGCCTTTGCAATCTTCAAGAACCAAAAGAAATCAGTTGAGTTGTGTACCAACCGATTTGACGATGCTACTCGTCTGGCTTTTGTTGACTTGTTCGATAAAGTTTCTTCAGAAGATGATGTTGTCCCTGCTGCAGTTGCACCCGATGCACCTAAAGCAGAAGACATTCCTTTCTGATGCTTTGGTCGGGGTGGTACTGCCATCGCTACCTCGACTCTTTTTATTGATGGTTTTCATGGAGATATTATGTCTAAACAAGCTAAATTGCTTTCCCACCTACAGACTGGTGCAGAACTAACTGCAAAACAGATCTCGGGTATCTTTGGTTTGAAGAATCCAGGTCGTGCAGTTCACTCACTTCGCACGCAAGGTTTCTGTGTATACAGCAACCCAACCACTCTGTCCTCAGGTGAGAAGGTTGTTAAGTATCGCATCGGTACACCAAGCAAGCGCATCGTTGCGTTGGCTAATGCTATCGGTGGCGCTGACATGTTCAGAGCACGTAAGTAAGTAGTTCGTTTCTGGGTATTCTCTGAGTACCCAGAGCCGAGACTATTTTGGAGGTGACATGACAGACGCAGTTAAAGACTCTCAGACCGCTACGACTGGTGGTAGAAAATTTGATGGCGGTAAACTAGAGTATGGTTTACTGCCTCCACTCGCATTAAAAGCAACCGTAGATATTTTAACTTTCGGTGCTCAAAAATATGAACGTGATAATTGGAAACATGTTCCAGATTCTAAGCGAAGATACTTTGACGCAATGCAAAG